ATAGCGGATGGGAAGGGAAAGCTGCCGAGGAGTCCCTCAGACAGCTTTGTATCCGATCCGTCATTGCCGATGATGACTTCGATGTCGTTTTTCAAATCCACACCCTGCTGGGTACGGATGCTGTCCAACATCGGGCGCATGACCTCATCCGTTTCATTAAACTGGGGAATGAGCAATTGCAGCTTCATGGCGTCCTCCTTACAATTCCGGGTTGATGTACTGCGAGATGGCGTTGTAAATCGTCTCCCCGCCGTAATCGGAGAGATAAGCCGCCAATGCCGCTGCGAAGCTGGAACTGGAAACATACCCCGCAGTGGATAGATCATCCTCCGTCATGAAATTGGAAAGGCCCGCGAGCCCCTCGCTCAGGTACGGAGAAATGTCAGACTCGGACAGATAGGGCGACAAGGATTCGTTCAAATACGCGGAACTGACATAGCTGGATAGATAATCACTGAGATAACTCTCAAGGCTGGAGCTGGAGATATAGTCGCTCAAAGCAGATTCCAGATCGGAACTGCTCAGGTAATACCCCAGCTGCTCGCTCAGGTAGCTCTGCGTCACGAATTCGCTTACGGCGCTGCTGACATATTCGCCCAAGTATGTATTCGTGACGTAGTCGCTCAAGGCTTCGCTGATCTGCGAACTCGTCATATATTCGCTCAGATATTCGCCGATGGATTCTCCTGTGATGAAGCCTGCATTGCTCAGGTCGGAAGAGGTCACATAGTCGCCGAGGCGACTGTCAAGGTCGGAGGAAGTCAAAAAATCGCTGAGATAATCTCCAATCTCTGATTCCGCCACATAATCGTTGAGCCTGCTGTCGAGATCGGAACCCGTAACATAGCCTGCAAGATCGGATGCTGTCACATATTCGCTGAGATAAGATTCGGTGACATATCCCGCCTGGCTCAGGTAGTCACCAAGCCCGGATTCCGTCATGTATCCGGCGCCGCTCAGGTAGCTCTCCATCAGGGCTTCAACGGTGACGCGGCTGGTCTCGCTGCCGTGGTTCAGCACCAGGCTGTCGTCTGTGTTGGCCGAAGAGACGCTCGGCAGTTCGCTGATTCTCACACCCATTATCAAAACCTCCTTCACTGGTCGATCGTGATTGCTTCATTGCTTTCCGTGAGCAGTTGCTCACCGGACTGCGTCAGGACGGCGCCCGAATCCTCGTCCCCGGTGTCAATCAGAATCTCCTGTCCGTCCTCAGTCAGGAGCGCGTCGCCGCTTTCCGTCTCGATACCTTCACCGCCGCTGGACGGGATGATCACAGCCGAGGCGCGGATTTTGTAGATCACTCCGCTGCGCTCAAGGAACAGGTAATCGGTTTCCAGGAGCCTGGATACGGTCGGCACCTGCGTCAAATCCGCCTGTTTCAGTGCAAGAGCCGCCGCCACGCCGTTGCTGGTGACCGGGTTAGAGCTGCCTTCCGTCGGCGTCGCATCGAAGCTCAATACTGGCTGCTTCTCCTGTAACGCAGTATAAATACCATGGCTTGAAACAGGATTCTGACTGTTTCGGGCAGGCGCGGCATCAAATGTAAGCATGGGCTGTTTGCCTTCAAGGGCTGCGAAAATGCCGCCAGATTTTGCTGCATTGTTGCTCCCCTGAGTAGGAACATCATCCAGAATAATGCTCGCGCCGCTGTTCTGGAGTGCCTCATATACGCCCGCCGAGGTCACAGGATTTGTGCTGCCCCGTGTTGGAGCACTATCAAAGGTCAGCGCGTCCTGCTTTCCATCAAGAGCCGCTTTAACGCCTCCGCTGGTCACTGGCCTCGTGCTGCCCGCCGTAGGCGTGTTGTCGAATGTCAGCGCGTCCTGCTTTCCATCAAGAGCCGCTTTAACGCCTCCGCTGGTCACCGGCCTTGCACTGCCCGCCGTAGGCGCGCTGTCGAACGTCAGCGTATCCTGCTTCCCATTGAGAGCCGTCCTTATGCCGCCTGATGTAACCGGCCTCGTACTCCCGGCTGTGGGCGTGCTGTCAAAAGTCAGCGTATTCTGCTTTCCGTTGAGGGCCGCCTTCACACCGCCTGACGTCACTGGCCTCGTACTGCCCGCCGTGGGTGTGCTGTCGAAGGCCAGCGTGTCCTGCTTCTCTTCCAGTGCGGCATGAATGCCACCAGAGGTCACAGGGTTTTGGCTACCCTCTGTCGGCGCTGCATCGAAAGTCAGAGCAGCTTGCTTCTCGTCAATAGCATCCGCATTCTCCTTCAGATGCTGATCTATGACATCGAAGTTTCCGTTCAGATCATCGATGTTGACCAGGTCGGTTCCCTCCGGCTTGGTCAGGTTGTAATATCTCGTCCTTGTCGCCAAACTGACCACCTCCAATCAGGAATCGACACGGGCATATTCGGTGCCGCCATAATCAACATTGCTTCCAAACAACTCCGGGAATTGCTCCTTCACTTCCTCATAAACGGAGCCTTTAGAATAGGTAAGATAGGGAACCTTCCCCTTGTGGCGTATGCCCAGACACCCGTCCTCCTGCTCACCGCTTTGGACAATCGCCTTAAGCGTGGCGAGGTCATGAGGAACGTCATCATACCAGCACCAGGGCAGCGCAAGGATGCCGGGGATGTTCACGATGCTGTCGCTCTCGAACGTCACATAGTTCGTGTACATCGTGTCGTCGGAGACATCGTAGAGTCCAAGTCCGGCCATCTTGCGGCAAATGCCGGAAGTGGCAGAATTGTGACCACCTTTCAGGCCGGGACTGCACTGCACATAATCAGAACTGTTGAGCGTGAAGGTCAGCACCTGAATCTGGTTGTAAGCGTACAGATTCGTATAGGGATAGTCCACACAGCTCGGATTGGGGAGCTGCTCCGGCCGTCCATCCTTCTTTTCCATCGCCGCAATGATATAGATATCTGCTGTCGCCTCGATGGCATATTTCCCATCTGCGGAAGCGTATCTGCCGGCAGGCAATACCATATACGGTATGTCCCCGTAGCGCTGGCACTTCGCAAACGCGCCTTTTGTGGCCAGATAGTCCACGATACTGCCGTAGATATCCGTCGTCAGGAAATAATCCCCGTCTGCCGGGATGTATGGCACATCCTGTATGCTGTAATCGTCCCAGAAATCAGCAGGCAATTCATCTGTGAATTCCAGCCCCAGATCCTCACCAATGATCTGGCCAATGACGCTGATCGGCACGGTCATGACCTGCACGTTCAGGAGCGTCTCGCACGTGTACTGATTGCCGCCGGTCATTTCATATGTCGCGCTGAGTGTCGTGCCGTAGCTCGACATAATCTCACCGGTCTCGGGATAGAACTCGCAGCCGCCGGTGACATCGACGATATCCCCCGACATTTTGTACCGCAGACCAACCGTCGCGCCGGTCAGGACGAACGGCTCCCCGTCGGCATAGTTTGACTTGTTGGGGCCATGCATGAAAAAGATGCCCTCGATTTCATCAATGGCAAGCGTATACTCTGCGGAATAGTCCGTCCCTGTCGCTGGATTCTTCCATGTGGCCCTTATGGTCAGCTCCTCCATATTACCGATGGTTTCACCGGCTGCCGGCTCAAATGTCACGGCAGAGGCGTCTATGGATCGGGACGTTCCATCCGAGTAGTTCACAGCTAATACCGCGCCGGAGAGGTCAAGGGCAGCGGCTTCCTTCTGCACAGGCTTTGCCAGCCCCGTGAAGATAAGCTCTTCCACATCCGCGACCTCTATCTGCGTATCCGCCGTGAATTCATTTCCCGCATGATCGGTGTAATTGGCGTTGATGTTCAGCTCTCCGCCATATTGAAGGAGAGTGCCTTCCTCAGGATCATACAGACACGCTTCGGTGATATCCGAGGTCGTGCCGTCCTTGTAGTACGCCATGACCATGCTGCCGTCCAGGCTGAGAGGGCTCCCGGCATACTGCTGGGCGCTGGGGCCCCGGATCCACTCAATCCTGCTGGTGACGGCATTGTAGCCGAACACCACAAGGCGGCCCTGCCGCGATGCCAATCGTAGTGCCATGTCGCCCTCCTATGCGTCGGTAATGGAGTACGTGATCTTCAACGACTGCGAATCCGTCTTGGTGATCGGCTCGTCCAGATTGCATATCGTGCCGATATAATTCTGGCAGGCGTCGAAGTAAACATAGTAGGAAGAGAACATCCTCAGATCTTCCGTGACGTAGCCGCAGAAGTCCTTCATTGCCCATGAGCCTGTCGTATAGACCGCGGGATCGCAGACGCTTTCGCCGTCCTCGTAGATTATGGCTCTACAGCGCCTTGCTTCCGTGCTGCCGGACGTCGTTATGGCATTGAACAGGAACTCCGTCCACAGGCCACCACCGCGATGGGGATAGATGCCGCAGTCCATGGACTGGAAGCCGCTGATGGTCGGGGTAATCTGCCGAATCTGGGACGTATCCGCCAGGCTGATCCGATAGACGGACTTCCTGTCATAGCTGAGGGCATACAGGTAGCCGCCCGAAACGCACAGGGCAAGGGTGTGGGTATTCTTGGTGGCGTTGGAGGGGTACAGATAAATCTCCGGGATCGTCAGCTTCTGCCGAAAGTCGGCATCCTCCTGCAGGGAGTAATGATCGGCAGATGCCTTCAATCGCCGCAGGTACACCGTCGCGGTGCCAGTCTGGTTGCCCTGGGTGGCGCACAGATAGATGTACCCGTCGTAATCCGGCGTGATATCCCAGTAGTTCCTATCCGTGATGACCTCGGAGGACAGGTCGTAGTTGAGCGCCGTTTCCTCCGTCCCGAGGTACGGGGAATTCACGCGAAGCAGATGCCGCGATACCTTTCGTTTGTAGAAGGTGATCGTGGCGGTCGCCTGGTAGTTGTAGCTGAAGTACGCCGTGTCCGTATCCAGGTTCATTCCGCAGAAATGGCGATAGCCGGTGGACAGCCTGTTCCAGGCATTGGCCCGGTACATATGGAACGGATTATCTCCGCCCTTGGCGTGGGTCAGCGCCAGGGAGGCAATCACGCCGTTGGCCTGGTTCGGCAGGAAGTTCCACACTGTGGTGTACTTGCCGTTGGCGTAGCCGGAAGCGGTGTTGTCAATCGTCCCCAGTAGGCTGCTCGCAGCGTTCCCGTTTCCTCTGCCGGCGCAGCCGGTCAGGTGGACGCTCATGGGAAAGTGGACGTTCCTGGCATCTTCGTCCAGCACTCCGTCGAACAGGAACAGACCGCCCAGCCCCTTTGTCCCCAGCGGCATGAGGCTGTATTCGCTGGCATACAGGCCAAGGGTATCATTTGAGTCGATCCCGGCCCTGTACGCCAGCGCGTTGGTGAGCATATTGTCATGCTCGGTTCTTTTGAGCTGACCGGTCTTATGATCGTACAGCTCAATCTGCACATGGCCTTTCATCATTCGCTTTCGCCTCCCGCTTCCTCGGTCAGGGAGCTGATCATCTCCATCAGTTCCAGATGGATAGGTTCGGTGATGGATTCATCTTCATGCGTCCCGAAAGCAGTCGCAGCCTGCTCGGACATCGGAGTGATGGCAAGGGCCAAATCCGCATGAATCTCGTCATCCACAGTGATTTCGTTATTGAAGCCCTTTTCAATCTGGCGCACACGGTTTTCCAGGGATGCAAGCTGCCGAAGCATATAGGAAAGCTCCGTCTCCTCCGCGGGCTCGCAGATAAGCGCGATCTTCACCTCGTGAACGCCTTCGTCACCACGCAGGATCTCAAAGGGCGTGGAGATGGTGAGCACCGCATTCCCGGTCATGCGGAAATCTTTACAGCAGTATATCAGCCGGTCGTCCAGGTACACGTTTGCCGTGATGACGCTGGACTGGTCCAGTGTGTATGTCCCTGTCCATATGATCTCGCCGCGGGATTTGTCGGTCTGGATTTCGAACTGGGTGGAGGTAACGACCGTCTCCGTCTCTGCGACAGCCAGATCGAATGGGCTGTAGGCGTCCGACATCCAAAATGTGGACGTGCCGTCCATGCTCTCGCTTTGCGCCAGCAACCCCTCAATATCCTTCGTGTATCGGCTCTTCGCCTGGTTGAGTCGAGGATTCTCGCCCACACATTTGATGGTGCTCTTCCCGTTGATGCGGATGACGATCTCCGTGATGCAGGCAATCTCGCCAAGAGCCTGCCCGCCTAATAGGCTGAGCACATCCATCGGGTCAAGCGACGGGTCGCCGGGGATCTCCGCTTCAAAGGGCGTGTAGGTGGTAGCGGACAGATGGTTGATGATCCTCTGCAGCGCCTGGGCACGTTCGGTAGTGGACGCAATCTGCATGAAGGAATTGGTCCCGATGTTGTAGATCAGGCCGTCATCCGGCTCAACCTTGTAATACTCCGTCAGTCCACCAGCCCTGTAGGTCGCATACAGGCCGGAATACCTGGTGATGTAGTCCGCGATTTTGGAGGAGTACCGCCAGGACGCAGGGATGTCCATAACCGGGGTGTTCGAGAACGGGATCACCGTTAGCGCGCCGGCGCGGTCAATTTGGCAAACACCGCAGAGAACGGTCGCCACATGGGAGATCAGGTCGCGGTAGGTTTTCACATCATCCGTGGCAGTGTAGGACAGCACCTGAGAGCCGTTGGGCATGGCCGCTACAGCCTCTCTGCTTACTCCCAGTTCTACCTTGCACGCCTTGCAGGCGTACAAAAGCCAGTCGTATGGGGACTTGGCGGAGCCGCTGTTTCTCATGTTCTTTTCGAATCGCAGCATATAGTCATACGCTTTGATTTGAAGGACAGTGAGGGTGCGCGTCGCCTCGGAAATGACGAACTTGCCCATGGGGATCGCCTCGGGCGTATAGCTGGCATTCCAAGTCAGGTTGCTTATCGATCCCCATGTTCTGTTTCGGATATCGTTCCACAGGCGCATTGTCCTGTGCTGATAGGCGAAATACAGGTCGATCTCGGCATCGTACATGCTGTAACGGTCCACATCCAGGAACAGGGAAATGTCCAACTCCGCCGCATAGACGGAGCCAAGTTCCAGGGATGTGGAGCCTGAGCAGGAACGGGTGATCGAGCCGCTGCCCTTCACGATGTCCTTTGTCGTGAAATGGTAGACCTTGCCCGCTGTGGTGGTGATGGTTCCGTACCAGTCAAATTTTCGGCTGTGGCCACGTATGGCAGTCTTATATTGCTCCGATACGTTATACATCGTTCAGATCCTCCAGGCTGAAGGAGACAGTCCACAGACTTCCGCTGCTTGTGTCATGCTCAAGAGAGACCTTGAAGCCGTCCATGTACATGACACCGGCGGTCATATCGCCCGTTTCCGGGTCAAGCCATTCCACGTCCAGATACGGCTCTTTTTTCAGCCGTCTCAACTTCTTCAGCCATGTGCGCGACACAGGCAGGCTGACGGAGATGGAAGGGACGCCTTCACGGATTACATCCCGTATGGTTGTTCCCGCCTCCGTCACCCCGCCGCTGTCCGCCACAACATCGTTGTACTCAACGGAATAATCATCCTTCTGCACGGGGAGGGCAGCGCCGTTGATCTTAAGATAGGTCTGAAAAGTCATACCCTGCCTCCTGACCGCAGCGCCCGCCGCTGCTGTGCCGTCACGATCATTTCATCGATAAGATTACCACCGATATACACGGGGATGGTGATGTTCCCTGTGTCCGCTATCTGCATACTGCCCACCGCGCTCTGGATCATGTCCATCAGCGACTGAACGCCAACAACCGCTTCCGGCCCGGCATCCCCTCCGCCCAGCAGCTTATTCCTGGACATGCCGAAGATGGTCGGGCTGTTCAGGATCATGCCGTTGTTCATGGCCTTCTTGTACCACTGCACAGAGAAGTGCGGAATAGAAGGCGGGTTCAGACTGAACGAGCCTGAAATGGAAAAGTGCGGCAGCTTGATTTGCGGCAGGCTCCACTGGAAATTGAAGACGCTCTTCAGCTTGTTCACAATGCCCTGTACGAACGACCAGACGTTATTGAAGGCATTTGTGAACGTATTCTTGATGCCGTTCAGAATGCTGGATACCGTGGACTGTATCGCGCTCAGCCCGGACGATATCCCGGACTTTATGGAATTGATCACCGTGGTGATGGTCGTCTTTATGGCGTTCCAGGCTGTAGACGCGGCTGATTTCACAGCGTTGAATACGGTGGTGGTTGTGGTCTTCACCGTGTTCCAGGCCGTGGTCACAGCGGTCTTGATGCCGTTGAGCACGGTATCCACGGCGGTTTTGATGCCGTTCCATACAGTGGTGGCCGTGGTCTTTACCGCATTGAACGCCGTGGTTGTGGCCGTCTTGATGGCTTCCCAGGCAGTAGTGACCGCTGTCCGAATGGCCGTCAGCACGGTTGTAAAAGCGGTTTGGATCGCCGTCCATACCGTCGTCAAAACGGTCTTTACTGCCTCAAACGCCGTAGATGTTGCGGTCTTCACCGTCTCCCACGCAGTAGTGATAGCCGTGCCTATGGCCGTCAGAGCTGTGGAGATCGCGCCCTTGATGGCTTCCCATGCCGTCGTGATTATTTCCTTGCAATTCTGCCATATGAACTGGAAGGGCAGCGTGATGATGGTCAGTGCGGTATTGAAAAACTCCCCGATGGCCATGATCGCCACTTGGACGACATTCTTGATTGTCTCCCAGGCTGTAGACACAATTTCCTTCATGCCGTCCCAGATGCCAGTGAAGAAGGACTTTACGCCTTCCCAGAGTCCCTGGAAGAAGGCGATAAAGGAATTAAAGGCTTCGGGAAGCGTCACCGTGAAGAAATTGACAATGGCGTCAATAACAGTCTGCGCCACAGCTTTAATGGATTCCCATAATCCGATCCAGAATGCCCGAAACTCCTCCGAGGTGTTCCAGAAGTGGATGAAAGCCGCAACCGCAGCTGCTATAGCCGCGACAATCAAAATGATCGGGTTTGCAGCGATCACACCCCAGAGTGCTTTCAATCCGCCCATGAGCTTGCCGCCGATGCCGATGACGTTTTGAACCCCTGAGACGATTTTCGGCGCCCATGTCATGATCGTGCCTATGGAAGAGATCACCTTGCCCACAACGATGAGCAGCGGACCCAGGGCGGCGGCCAGCATCCCAATCTTCACGATGGTCTGCTGCTGCGCCGGGGTTAGGGCGTTGAACTTGTCCACCAGTCCCTGGATGAATTCTGTAACCTTCAGTATGGTCGGTGCCAACGCCTCGCCGATGGAGGTGACCAGCACGTCGATGGAGCTTTTTAGCTTCTCCAGGGAGCCGCCGAAACCGCTCATCATGGCTTCAGCCATTTCATCTGTGGTGCCGGCGCAGTTCGCCAGTGCGGCATCCAGCTCGCCGACTTCCTCCGGCGCGGTATTGATCAGCGCCAGCCACGGCGCCATCTGGTTTTTGCCGAAGATGGCGGATGCCGCCGCGATCTGCTCGGACTCGGACAGCTTGGAAAAGGCGTCATGCAATTCCTTCTGGATTTGCACGGAGCTTTTCATTGATCCGTCCGCATTGGTGACGGAGATGCCCAGTTCCGCCATCTTCTCCGCACCCTCCTTTGCGGGAGAGATCAGGCGAGCAAGGCCGGTTTTCAGGGAGTTTGCCGCCTTGTCGGCGTCAATGCCGTTGTTGGCCATGATGCCCATGTAGAGGGCAGCATCGTTGACGTTGTAGCCGGCAGCAGAGAAAATAGGCGCTGCGACGGACATGGCGTGCGAAAGACTGTCCACGTCCAGGGCGGAGTTGTTACAGGCCGCCGCAAATACATCGGCATAGTGGCTGGCATCATCGAAACTGCCGTGGAAGCCGTTGATGGTGGCGACCAGGCCGCCGGACACCGTGTCCAGGTTGCCGCCTTCGCCTGCCGCGAGGTTCATAGCCGGCGCCAGTGCGGCGGCCGCTTCCTCAGCGGTCAGGCCAGCGCGGGCGAAGTTCAGCGTGGCGGTGGCGGCATCCTTCATGCCGAAGGTGGAGTTGGCGGCCGCTTCCTTCATGGCCTTGTTGAGCAGTTCCGCCTGTTCCTCGGTGTTGCCCATCGTCTTGTTGGTGAGCTGCATGGTCTTATCGACCTCTGCAAAGCTCGCCACGCCCGCCGTACCGAAAGCAACAAGGGGGAGGGTCACTTTGGTCGTCAGCGACTTTCCTGCGTCCTCTACCTTGCCGCCGAATTCCTTCATCTTTTCACCGGCAGCTGCAACCTGCTGAGCCTGCACGGAACCGAAGTTTTTGTACTCCTGTTCCAGGTTTTTGAGGCTCTGCTCCGTCTCGGCGATCTCCCGCTGGAGAGCGTCGTACTGGTCCTGCGAAATGGTGCCGTCCTTCAGTGCCTGTTCAGCCTGCTTTGCGGCTTCCTTCAGCGTATTCAGCTTTTCCTTGGTGGTGCCGATTTCCTGCTGGAGGGTCTTGTATTTCTGGGAGAGCAGGTTCGTATTACCGGGATCCATCTTCAAGAGCTTGTTGACATCCTTCAGCTTGGATTCGGTATTCTTGATCTCGGTATTGACGCTCCTGAGGGAGGTTTCCAGTTTTGTAGTGTCGCCGCCGATCTCAACTGTAATACCTTTGATTCGTCCACCCGCCAAAGCTGTCGCCTCCCTTCCTGCGGTTGTGGCTAGAATGCATCCATTTGCGCCTGCGTACCAATCTGGGCATACTCATGGCTGTCATTGTCGCTCTCGATGTACATATCGTTCACGAGGCCGACCGTAAGCAGATCCAGATCACGAATCGAAATACCCAGCTGTACGCAGCGCAACATGAACAATGGTGTCGTCATTGATCGGTCGATTGCATTTCGTTTTTTTTAGCCACAGACTGGGTTTCCACATTCACTCCCCAGAGTTCAATGATCGCAGGGAGCACGTTGTAGATGGAGAATACGCTGAACTCATCCAGCCATTCCTCCGCTGTGTCGGGGAGGGACGGATCAGCGTGCTTTGCCATCAGATAGGCGATGTTCTCGAAGGTTTCCAGGGAGAACAGGTCAAGATTGCTGTCATCAGCCGTATTCTCATTCAGCGCCTTTTGCAGCTTCATGAGATCCTTGAAGATATCCCGGCCGTACTTTACACGGTAGATCCTGGGGATGGCGGCAGATGCCTTGAAAGGTACCTGCTTGCCATCGATCTCAATCGTTTTGATCATGCTCATTCCGATATGTCCTCCTACTTCGACGCGCTCCTGGTGGACTGGACCACCGCAGTCTGGGATTCGACAGGCAGATACACCGACTGATACCAGTTCTGGTACACGGTATCCGTCGTATCGTCGCCGGTCTTCGCCTTTACAATGCCATTCGCCATCGGCGTGGCCTTGATGGAGAGCGTTTCGGTCTGCACCTCGACCTCTTCCTCGTTGGTCTTGGATTCCACGCTGGGCCGGCTGGCTGCGCACTTGTACAGGACGTGGCGAATCTTGCGAATGTCGCCATCGAACTCAAAGAGCAGCGCGAAATCCACCGTTTCGGTGTTGGCATTCTCGATGAGCACATTGTTGGAATCCAGCCGCTCGCCCAGCACATCCGTGCGGAAGGATTCGGGAACCATGGCCAGTTCGAGGTCGCCCTCATACCCCATGTTGTTGCCGATGGTGTAGTAGGCATAGCCATCCGCATAGAAATTGGTCGGCTCGCCGTTGGCATCCAGCGCCAGCGAAACCGCGCCGGGCATCGGCACAGGCGTCCCGAAGGAGAACGTCCCGTCATCCGCGACGGTCAATATCGCGTAGTGGACGTTGCAAATATTGAATTTGACCTTATTCCTCTTCTTCGCCATTATCAGCACA